CTTTTATCTCAGATGAGAACTCGAAATAGATCTATCGCACTTGCCACACGGGTCTTTAACCCTGCTACTTATGTCTTTGATGACGTAAGATGCAGCGGTCAAGTCCTTAATGGCACCGTAGTACAGACTACACCGGAAACCTATGTCACCTCGCTAATAAGCGAAGAGATACAGGATTCTCTTGGAAAGGGCAGCTCCCATGGTTGTAAGCATCGAAGATTCACTCAGGAACTTACTGTTCCTGGTGGAGATTCGAAGTTTCCGACCGCTATACCGGGAGGGCCTGGCACTGGCTGGGGCGTCCGCACTATTCACGACGGTGGCAGGAATTATCTTGCCAACGCTGTGTCTATGGCGTCGCTTCATCAGTGGAGCGTCAACGTGCTTTCTGCACCGTTGCCGCCTTTCTGGACGATAGGTGGTGCTGCTATCAATGAGCAACTCTTAAAGTTAAGAGTGTTCGAGCTTGCGGCCGGCCTTAAAGCCGACATCATGCTTGATCTCATTGAGGGTAATGAGGTTTGGCCTTCCATTACTAGCTTGATCGGCTCCCTTCGTCTTCTTGACGCAAGGAAGTGGGTCGAGCTTAGGAAGGTTATTAAGACTGCATCTGGTGGCTTTTTAGCTTGGAAGTTCGGCGTTAAGCCGATCCTCCAGGATATTATGGCTGTCCAGCGGTCCCTCCCTACCCTAAAGCAAGCAATCAACTCTCATATTAAGCGTAAGCCTCACCGTTACTCAGCGAAAGCTGAGCAGGTGGCTTCGATTAGTTTGAGTCCGTACGGTAGTTACTACTCCATCGGGGGTGTTAACTGCCTATCGGATACCTGGCAGGGATTGGTGCAAGATGCACCCACTGTTAGGTATGTTCTAGTAGTTAAGCCCAGAGCGAGCTATACTCAAGACTTCTTTGCGAAGCTTGATTTTGCTCTATCTCGGTTCGCGACATCGCCGGCTAGTCTTGCATGGGAGTTAGTTCCTTACTCCTTTGTTGTCGACTGGTTTGTCGATATCCGCGGTGCGCTCTTGGCGCTCGATCGCGTAGTGAACTCTGTTCCCTACGAGATCGTAGCGTACACAAGGTCGTATAGCTACACGTTGTCAACGCAGTCCTTCTTGGACATTTCTAGTCCATGTGGGGGTGCGGTGGCATCATTGAAGGGCTCATATGAGTATAAGCTCTACGAAAGGTCTGATGCTTCATTTCCAGGAATTCTTCCGTTTATGAAGCCCCACTTCGGAAAAAGTCAGGCTGCAATTTCTGCAGCTCTGATTTCGCAATTCCTCGCTAATAAACGATGATACTGCGAACGAAGTGAGTAGAGAGTCGGTGCATTAATAGTTATATAACCATGAAAGCACAGTTAAAGCCCAGTGTTCTGTCTCAACGATCGACGACGTTGCAGAGTGTAGCCTTCTTGGCTGCATTCTGTCCGCCGAAGATCCCGTATCAGAAGCTCCACGACGTTTGTACCATTATTGATACACTCGTTGAGTTGCTTCCTCCTGGTGAGATAATTAGACTAAATGAAACTCTGAATAAACATCAGGGTCTCATCAGTCTTAATGATCTCAATCGGAACGAATAAACACTGGACGTTGTCTCCCAGCTCAGCTGTGTGACTATAATACTCTACGATCTGGTCTATGACCAGTAGTAGTGTACTCCGTCCAAATCCAACAACAATAAAATACCATGAACGCCGATCTGACGTTTAACACAATAGCGTTTAAGAAGACCTTCGATTTAAAAGAAGAGTCTCAACGCCAATCGACAACTCGTGGAGTAAATACTCCCGATTTGCTGATCATCAAGTCACAGGCATATGTTGATTCTGCTACGAAAGTAGCAGGCAACAGATACACTGGACGTGTTGATCGACAAGATATCGATGCAAACTTGCAGAAGATTGTTACTTCTGCTTATTTTGTCATCGCGGTGCCATCAACTGCAACCCAAGCGCAGGTCGACAATGTTGTCGCCACGTTTAAGGCTGTTGTTGCTGACGCCAATTTTGTCGTTAACGTTCTGAACAACGAGAAGTAATTCTTGTTGTTCTTAACGTGTGTTATCCTCCTCAGTCTCACTTTTGAGATTGATTAGGGTATTCAAGTCAGACAGGCTAGATGGTACTCCATAGTATGCATGTTATTGAACACACATATGTTAGCCTGCTAGCAGATGTAGCTTCCTTATCTGGATTCTCTGAAATACGAGGGTCTTATGAAGGGCTGCAATGGTGCCTAAACGAGGCGCCTAAGCTAGAGAAGTATGTCCTGAAATGTATCGAAGAAGGGAGTGATCCCGACCTAGATTTGTTTCCGGACTGGCTGAGGAGACTCGTAGTCGCATCTGTTAAAGATGCGATACAACTACGATATCTTCGCCAGCTTCTTCTGTTCTGCTATAAGGCCTACGTTACACATGACAACCAAACGACTGAAAAAGCGTATCAAGGCTTCCTTGATACCAATCTTGCTGTTAGGGACTTTGGCGCTAGTCTTTCCAGACTATCGCCTTCGCTTCTTGACAGCGCTCGTCGACATGTTCAATCAGTATTATACCGATTCCGAGAGAGGGCGTTAAAACCCTCTCACGGTCCCGGTGCGGTAACCACTTCAAAGTTGAAGTGGCTTCATAGGTATACCACAATGGAATGCCTATATCCGTACAGCGACTGGTTTTCCCTATATCAAAATAGGGATCAACTAGAAAGCTGGGATGATGCTGAAGAACGAGACCTAATTGAGGCTAAGCTTATTGCTGTCCCTAAAGACAGTCGTGGGCCTCGTCTCATTTGTGTCCACCCTGCCGAAGCCATTTGGCTACAGCAAGGTATTCGTCGTGAGCTCGAGAGAACTATTTCTCTCGTTAGAACATCGTACGGACCGTGGCCTCGCGGCCACATTCAGTTCGATGATCAGTCGGTTAATGGATCAATTGCTCTCCTTTCTAGTCGATCGCGGCGCTATGCCACGCTAGACATGAAGGAGGCCTCTGATCGAATCTCGGATGTCCTTGTACAAATCCTTTTTGGATCAAAGTACAAGTACTTCGGGTGTTGTCGTGCTCAGAAGTTTGTGATTCCTAACTTGTTTGGTTTAACCAAGCTTCGTGGGGATCTACACAGCTACGCTCCTATGGGGAACGCAACAACGTTTCCTGTTCAAAGCTTAGTCTTCTGGGCAATCTGTGTCGCGTTATTGCAGCGCCTTGGGTTTCATCAACCCGGTGCTGTATTTGTGTTCGGAGATGACATCATTGTCCCTACCGAGGCTGCCGAGTACGTCATAGACGACTTGGAGAGCTTCGGTTTGCTCGTCAATAGGACTAAATCCTTTTGGCGAGGGGCCTTCCGTGAATCCTGTGG